TGCCATCAAGGCTATTCCTAGCCCTACTCGATCTCGTCTGATCCAGTTGCCATTGATGTGTTATGACTTTGAATCAGACCGCCGTAACACTCGTTACGGAACTTTAGGTGGAGCTAAGTTTCGCCTATCAGCTTTAGAGACTGTTGAATCAAACGGTGCAACAGTTCTTGTTCAAGACTTTACATCCGGTGAAAACTTCGATGCTGTTATCGAAGAGATTGCCTTCACAAGAATGACCCCACCATCTGGAACTTATGAGAACTTCGGTGGAATCATTACCATTACTATGAGAACGGTAGTCTGATGTCGGCTATGGACTGGGCAGCATTTACAGTATCTATCCTTGCAATTATTGGTGGCTTTGCTGCTGGTATTCGTTGGATGGTTATCCACTATCTACAAGAACTTAAAACCAATGGTGGCTCAAGCCTCAAGGATCAGGTCAATTCCCTGCAAATAAAGGTAGACTTAATCTATGACATCGTCACAGCCAAGCGAAAGTAACTACCCTAACTGGTTTAACATTGCGGCCAAAGGTTACTTTGCCGAATACTTAGAAGAGTTTAAGGGCAAACCAAACCTTCACTTCTTGCAGATAGGTGTCTATACCGGTGATGCCAGCCTATGGCTGATGCAGAACATACTTACTGACAAGAGTTCCATCCTTACGGATGTTGATACTTGGCAGGGATCTGATGAAGAGATTCACCATGAGATGGACTTCTCAGATGTTGAGAGAGTCTACGATGATAAGTTAAAAGATTTTTCTAATGTAATTAAATGCAAGATGGAAAGCCATAAGTTCCTTGCCACCAGCGATGATAAAGAGATCTACGATTTCATATACATCGATGGAGATCACACAGCACAAGCAGTATTTATAGATGCCAGCCTAGCGTGGAAAGCACTTAAGCCCGGTGGGATTATGGCATTCGATGATTATCTATGGGAGCTAGATGCCCCAATCAATATGCGGCCACAAGCTGCTATCGATCTATTCATTATCTTAATGAAAGACCACTTAACTTTAATAGGAACAGGTTCACAAATATGGATAAGAAAAGAGTTAGAAACCTACTAGCAGTATTCTTTTTAACTTTCGGAACATCGATTTGGTTTATACCTGCATCTCATGCAGAGCAGACAGGGCCAGCAACAATCACTTGTGCTAAAGAAGATGGCACTCAAAGAACTGCAAATGTTGGTTGGGATAATTCACAAACATTCTTTCAAGGTAAAGGCGACATTGCTGCCCTTTACTGCACCGGTGGATTCTCCGGTGGCTATCCAATCTTTGTATCTACATCAGTTCCTGATGGCCCACTTCGTTATTACAATGGCGAGATCCCTACACCTGCTCCGACTCCGGAAGCTTCTCCATCTCCGAGTCCAACACCGACTCCAACTGAGACTGCAACTCCTTCACCTGAGCCGACAGTCGACCCAACAGCATCTCCGAGTCCTTCTCCCTCATCTGAGCCTTCACCAACGCCGAGTCCATCACCATCAAATGAGCCTTCGACTGAGCCAACTCCGACTCCAAGCCCTGTAGCTTCACCTTCTGCGGAGCCGACCCCTGAACCAAGCCCACAACCCAGCCCGACAGAAATCTGTTGATCCATCTCCTACACCTTCCCCTGATACTTCAACGGCTACAGCCCCTGTAGAACCTACACCTACACCTGTGCCTACACCAGAACCTACTCCGGCTCCTACGCCGGAACCAGAGCCTGTAAGACCGCCAGAACCTACACCTGCCCCGGTTCCAGAACCTCAACCGACTCCTCAACCTGTACCAGATCCGGTACCAACGCCAGCACCGGAGCCGACTCCAGTTCCAACTCCTCTTCCAGATCCTCAGCCTCAACCAACCCCACTTCCAGAGCCAGTTCCAGTACCTGTTCCCGAACCTGCTCCATCTCCAGAGCCGTTACCCGAACCACCTGCTCCAGAGCCTGAACCACCAGCCCCAGAACCCGAAGCAATTCCGGATCCTGCCCCTGAGCCAGAGCCTGTTCCAGAGCCAGAGGTAGTTCCTGATCCACCAGCTCCTGAACCTGAGCCTGAACCTCCATTACCTGTTGAACCTGAGCCAGAGCCAGAACCTGAACCTGCTCCAGAGCCTGTGACAGAACCTACTGAACCTACGCAACCTGAACCTCCTGTTGTAACACCTGAAGAAAATGTTACACCTGATGTGGTCGTACTCACAGACGACACGGATCTTGAATCGTTAGATCCTGAAACTCCAATCCAGTTGGAGAACGGTGTAGTCCTAACAGCAGAAGTTGTAGTTGCGTTACAACTATTAGAAAACCCAGCAGAACTTCTAGCCGAAATCTTTTCAGATCCGGGTCAAGTTCTTACAGCATTCTCGAATATAGGTGCAGACCTATCCCCAGAGGTTCGAGAAGATGCTGAAAAAGTAATTGTTTCAGCAATCATTGCAGGAAACATAGCAACCCAAGCAGCGGCAGGAGCCGCAGCGACAGCAGCTTATAGGAGGAAACCATGAAGTCTTTCTTCTCAGACATAGCCAATCAACTATGGACACTTCTCGGAATGTTCATTGCTTGGGTGGTACTAGAAGGATCAGCAAAAACAGTAGTTGGCTACGCAATCATTCTATCCCTGATTGTTTGGTCAATTACATTCAAGTTAAGACAAGATGAGGATGAGTAAATGGATACATTGAAAAGCATAATTATGAGAATCGTTGCAGTAATTGCAGCGGAATCTCTCGGTGTCATCGGTGCAGGTTCTCTTGTTGGAATCGAAGTGTGGCAAGCAGCAGTCCTTGCCGGTGCATTAGGTGCAGCTCGAGTCCTCGAGGCCTTAGCCCGATTCTATCTAGCAGATGGATCACTAACAGCAGAAGAAATCAACGAAGCATTTGCTAAGGTTGATAAGAAAGCGAGTAACTAATGGGTCAAAGAGCAGACTTTATTGCAGTAGCAAAGGGTGAACTCGGTGTGATCGAAGGCCCAAAGGATAATGAGACCAAGTATGGAGCCTTTACTAAGGCTAACTTCCTGCCTTGGTGTGGCTCATTCGTCAACTGGTGTGCCAATGAGGTTGGCTTGAAGATCCCTAACTGTGTATCCACAGTAGCCGGAGCTTCAGCCTTTATGAAGAAGAATCAATGGGAGAAGGCAAGCGATGAAGCGACCCCTCTACCCGGAGACATAGTCTTCTTTGACTTCCCTAACGATGGAGTAGATCGCATCTCTCATGTCGGTATCGTGGTCAAGGATAACGGCGATGGTACTGTTACCTGTGTTGAGGGCAATACTGCCCCTGACAAGAAGGGTGACCAACGCAATGGTGGACAAGTCTGCCTGAAGGTTCGTGCCTTCAAAAAGAAGAATGGTTCAAAGCTACGCAAGTCACAAGCCGTGACAGTTGTTGGCTTTGGTAAGCCAGTCTTTAAGTCATAAGTCCAAAGGAGGACTAAGTATGAAGATCAACCTATTCATGAAGAACCCAGCCGCATGGGCTGGCCTTATTCAGGCATTGGTAGCAGTCGTTGCAACCTATGCAGACATTCCACAGGAAGCAGTATTGGCTTTCATTGCAGCAGCTACAGGACTTTCTTTGAAGGCTCAGAAGATCGAGAACGAAAAGACATTGGCAGCTCTGTATACAGATCCAGAAGATGCTGACTAAAACTTAATAGTAACTAGATGGGGCCCCTTCGGGGGCCCCTCTTTTTTTGTGCCATCTTTTTTTGTGCCATAAAACTACACCGGCAGAAGAGCTTTAAGAAATGCCCCCCTACCCCCCATAAAAAATTATGGTGGTTGGGTGCTACACCGTATAGTGTCGCCTTGAAGTTTCTGCCCCACCTCTTGCGAGGTAGGCCAAAGATAACACGCCACGCCGACCTTGGCAAAATGGCCGAATGCTTGTCAGTCCTGTGTGTCACACTTATGCCATGAACGAGAAACTTGTAGAGGTAGACACAATCTATGCACAGATGTCTGAGTTCTCTGATCGTTCATTCCGCCCTCATCCATGGGTAATGGGATTTTCCTATGGTAAAGAGGGAGCAGTATCTGTATGGTGGGATCATGCTTATGAGTCGACTAAGTATCAACTAGCAAAGTTTGATCTCGTAGATTGGATGCATGAAAATGATTTCATTGCAGACACAATGGTTAACCTAGTGCCATTGCCCGAGGAAAAGAATTTGATTTTGCCCGGAGTAATGATTATCTGGAAACCACTCGATGGAGAAGCGAAGATCTCCGAACTTGCAGAGCAATACATTAAGGGGCTACAGAATGTTGCTTAAAGATTTTTACATAGATCAATTTACAAAGAAGATAAAAGCTATTGAACCCGAACCAACAACCGAATACAATCAGGGATTAGTAGATGGTTTAGAATTCGCAATCAAAATTATGCAGGATGAAAGGTCACCAAGTGCCACACAGCAGTAAAGAAACCCTATCAATCTCATGGTGTGACAACGGTGTGACTGATGGCAAGTTCACAGAAGGACTTGTATACACGATGCTTATGGCACACACAGTTGGTGTGCCTATCAATAACGCAATGAGAGTCAAGGGTAATCAGATCTCTCGTCAACGCATGGAGTTGTTTAACCTATGGGCAGATCAAGCTAAGACTGATTGGCTTCTCTGGGTTGATTCAGATATTGTTCTGACCAAGGAAGTTCTCAAGCTTCTATGGGAAACAGCAGATAAAGTTTCACGACCTGTTGTTACCGGCGTTTACTTTGTTTGGAAAGACAGCATCAATAATCTACCGGTTCCAATGCCTACTATCTTCAAAGATGGCAGACATAAATACGAGATTGAATACATACACCCACTACCTGAGAATGAAATCATTGAGATTGATTCTGCTGGCTTTGGCTGTGTGTTGATGCACAAGTCAATCATCCCTAAACTAAGGGAGAAGTTCCCTGATAAGAGCTTCTTCCACGAGAATGATCTGACTGAAGATAAGTTTATTGGTGAAGATATAGTTTTCTTTAAGCTTCTTAAAGAGACAGGTGTAAAACTCTATGCACACACAGGTGCATTAGTTACTCACATGAAGACTATACCTTTCGATATTTCTTACTATGCACTATTCTGGACTGCTTACAACAAGGTGCAGGATGATCTAAAGAAGAGTGAGGTTTGTCCTTCTTGCGATCACAAACCAAGTGATGTAGTCAAAGACTGCAAGTGTTGTAACAGAGGAGAAGATAATGAGTGAGATCAAAGATCTTCTGCTCCAAGTTCTACGAGCTAAGGATGCAAGTAAATCTCGTAGCACTCAGGTGCAGATAGGGCCATCAGAACTTGGTGGCTGTTCACGCAAGGTTTGGTTTCGGTTAAATGGACAAGCCGAAACAAACAACAACGAACTCAAACTAGCAGCCATCATGGGAACGGCCATCCATGCAGAGATTGAGAAATCAATCGAAGCTTTGGATCCGGATGGCAAGAAGTATCTAGTTGAGACCGAAGTTGAATACAATGGAATGAAAGCCCATATAGATTTATTCATTCCTGAAACTGGTGCAGTCGTTGACTGGAAGACAACAAAGGTCAAGAACCTAAGTTACTTCCCATCGAAGAACCAGCGTTGGCAAGTTCATACATATGGCTACTTGTTGGAGAAGAACGGTTTTGAAGTTAAGACTGTAAACTTGTGTGCCATTGCCCGGGATGGTGATGAACGAGATGTAAAGGTTCACTCTGAAGACTACGATCCAACCATTGCAGAGGAAGCATTGGCTTGGCTTGAGAGTATTAAGAATGCAGCCGATGCACCTGAACCTGAAAAGGATGCCAGCTACTGTCAGTTCTATTGCAAGTTCTACGATCCTTCTGGGGAGTTGGGTTGTACTGGACTAAAAAAAGAACTTACTAAACCCTCGGAAGTCGAAATTCTAGATACTGAGGTGGACAGCAATGCCTTGTTGTTCTTACAGTTGGGAAACCAGATCGATGATCTGGAAGCGAAGCGTGAGAGTCTTCGAGCTTCACTCGAAGGCATCTTCGGTAGAACACAAAGCGGTGTCGACATTAGTTGGACTACTGTCGCAGGCCGTGCATCTATCGATGAGAAGGAAGTAGAGAAACTCTTGGGCTTCGTACCTAAAAAACCAGTCGGCAAAGAATCAGTCCGACTAAACATCAAACACACGAAGGAGAAATAAGATGGCCGAACTAGGCTTTCAAGTCTCTACAAAGACAAACGATGGAACAATCTTTGTCATTGCAGATGCAACATATCAAGGCTTCTCACAGAAACTAGCAGAAGCTTTAGATCCAAGTGGTGCCGAGTCGCTACTACAAGCCATGGCTAACGCCTTCACAGGCTCTCAACCAATGACAACGCAAGCGATTGCACAAGCATTCAATGCAACTGTAATCACACCACCGCAAGATGCATGGGGTCAGCCAGCGAATGCTGCCCCTACTAACGGCCCAGTATGTAAGCATGGAGAAGCAGCAAAGCAGGTTCCTGCTGGTGTATCCAAAGCATCCGGAAAGCCTTATCGTGCTTTCTATGCTTGCTCACGACCACAGGGCCAGCAATGCGACTTCAGAGCAAACGCTTCTTAATGTCGTTGGTGGAGCCGGGTAAGCCTTCTTACCCGGCCTTCACCGGTACCGAAGCTTGTGCATCTATCGGTAATGAACATTTCTGCACAGAAGAAAGAGACTTCAGCCATTACGAAACACTTCGTAATGTTTGTGCCACTTGCCCACTATTAGTATCTTGTTTTAATTGGGCATTACATAATGAAGACTTCCATTATTGGGGAGGATCTTCTGCAATCGAAAGAAAAAAGATTCGTCAAGCAATTAAACTGGAAAGAAAGAGGAGTGTGGCAGCCTAATGTTGAACTTACTGCAAGCAGTTCACAGCACAAGCTCCTCTGCTAAACCCTTACCTGATGTATGGGCTGGACTTAGACAGCATGGTATGCGATTCCGTCAGTCACAGTTGTGTCTTATCGCAGGTCAACCAAACTCAGGTAAGAGTTTGATGGCGTTGGTATACGCCTTGAAGACAGGAGTTCCGACTCTTTACTTCTCGGCGGATACCGACCCCATTACTCAGATGTTTAGAACAGTTGCAGGTTTGACTGGACTACCACAGCAACAGGTTGAAACATACTTGGATGCAGACTCACATTACTTCGATCCATTGTTGAATGAGAGAGGCTCACACATTAAGTGGGTCTTTGATCCATCACCGGACATTGATGCAATCGAGCTAGAGATCCTCGCTTATGGCGAGGTCTATGGCATGGCACCTGCATTGATTGTCATTGATAACTTAATGAACTGTGTATCTGTTACCGGTGAAGAGTGGTCAGGTATTCGTGCCATCATGTCAGAGCTGCACCATGTAGCTCGTAAGACTGGTGCTTGTGTCCTTGCACTAACTCACATGAGTGAGGCAGGAACTGGAGATCCAAAGATGCCAGCACCTCGCCGAGCAATACTCGGTAAGGCATCACAACTTCCATCGATGATCTTATCTATTGCAATGAACCC